GTCCAGGATCCCAATTCTACCCAGATACCACCTGCTGTAAATTGTTCTAGAACAATATCAAGCATGATAGTGTTCTTGTGACTCATAAATCCGTCAACGCTTTGGTAAAAATGCTCCATGATATTTTATTTACCATTATGTATGCACATAAATATTTACATGAAAACTGTACTTGTAACCGGGGGATTTGATCCCTTACATTCTGGGCACATTTCCTATCTAGCAGCGGCTCGGCAACTTGGCGATCGACTGGTAGTGGGAGTAAATTCTGACGCATGGTTGTGCCGTAAAAAAGGGCGACCGTTTATGCCTGCAGTTGAGCGTGTGGCAGTGATAGAAAATCTACGCATGGTAGATCGCTGCATCCTGTTCAATGACGATGATGGTTCAGGTATTGAAGCCATTCGTGCAGTACAGACCATGTATCCCGAAGATGAAATCATCTTTGCCAACGGTGGTGATCGCACAGCAGTCAACATTCCCGAAATGACAGTGCAAGATGTGATTTTTAAATTTGGAGTGGGCGGCGACGACAAAAAGAATTCCAGCAGTTGGATTCTTGAAGAGTGGAAAAAGCCCAAAACTGATCGAGCCTGGGGCTACTATCGTATTCTTCACGAAGTTGGCAGTCATGTCAAACTCAAAGAACTCACAGTCATGCCAGGGCAAAGACTCAGCATGCAACGGCACTCAACTCGTGCAGAGTTCTGGTTTGTGGCCGAAGGTGAAGCCACAGTTTACACTGTGGATCCGCATAGCACCGAATACGAGTTAATGGCAAGTCCTGCACGGCACCAATCCACGTGGATAAAATTAAATGAGTGGCACCAGCTGTGCAATGAGACTGATCAACCCCTGAAACTGATCGAAATCCAATACGGCGAAAACTGTGTTGAAGAAGATATTGAACGAAAATGAAAAACATCATACCAGTTTTTGTGGGCTACGACCCTAGAGAAGCCATAGCGTATCATGTGTGTGCCAACTCAATTATTAGACATGCAAGTCAACCAGTTAGCATTATTCCACTGGCTCTAAATCTGTTCCGAGACTACACAGAAACACACACAGATGGCAGCAATCAGTTTATCTACAGTCGTTTCCTAGTGCCGCACTTGATGGAATACAGCGGGCATGCTATCTTTATAGACGGCGACATGATTGTGCGTGGAGACATTGCTGAGTTGTGGAATCTGCGCAACACTGCACAAGATGTGCAAGTGGTCAAACACGATTATCAAACACGCATGAGTGAGAAATATCTGGGATCAAAGAATGAAAACTATCCTCGAAAAAATTGGAGTAGTGTCATGCTCTGGAACTGCAACAGTTTCCCCAATAGAAAATTAACTCCTGAGTTTATTGAAAAATCCACAGGTGCTGAACTGCATCGTTTTTCCTGGCTAGACGATGAACGCATAGGTGCCTTACCCCCAGAATGGAATTGGTTACCCGACGAGTACGGTCCCAGTACTGATGCCAAACTGTTGCATTACACTCTGGGCACACCATGCTTTCATGAGTTTGCCACAACACCACAAGGCAGTGAGTGGCATCAAGAACGCATACTCACTGAGTATTGTCAGCAGCGAGATATAGAATGAACAACAATTGGATTTTTCTCAGCAAAAATGGTGAGGATGAGTATGTCAACATGTTGGCTCGCAGTGCCAAACTAGAACCTACCAACTCTGACTATTTTGATTATCAATATGACATAGCTAATGATCACAATCAGTTGGTGTTGCGGGGCATTCTCAAGCACAAGATAATGAAACAATGTCTAGAGGATGGCAATAATTTTTATTTCATGGACTCGGGCTATGTGGGCAACAATATCAGTAACAAAAACTCACAAGGTATCAAGATGTATCACAGGATTGTGCTGAATGATTTGCAACATGCCACCATACGCGAGCGGCCAAACGATCGTTGGAATCAACTGGGAATCAAACCTCATCCCCGACGATATGGCAAGCGAATTATTGTGGCAGCCCCGGATGAAAAACCCTGTAGATATTATGGCATAGATCAACAGCAGTGGATTAGAGAAACTGTGGCCACAATAAAAAAATACACAAATCTTCCAGTGGAAATACGAGAACGTGCGCCCAAACGAATTGATAGAGTTCAGTATCAACCACTCAGTCAGTTATTGATAAAAGATGTGCATGCCCTGGTCACTTTCAACAGTGTAGCAGCCGTAGAAAGTATACTGGCAGGTGTGCCAGCATTTGTGTTAGCACCTAGTCATGTGGCCACACCTGTGGGCAACACAGATTTAGCCAAGATTGACAATCCATTTTATCCTGATCGAGACCTGCTTGACGCCTGGTGTCACAGTATGGCATATGGTCAATATCATGTGAAGGAACTGGCAAATGGCACAGCATTTAGAATGATGCAAGAATCATGAAAGTTGTAAGCTATTTGGCCACGCTGCCTAGAAAAGAACAATACACTCCCGAGTCATTGAAAAAGGCCACGGACAAACTGGACACCTTGAAATATTTTGCACAAGGTGTAACCGAATACGGCGACGAAGGCATAATTGAAACCGAAGCGGTATATCAACCCAGTGATGTGGCTGTGATCCTGGGCTGGGTACACGAACACGGAAAAACAGCCCAACACCTACAACTACGTCAAGAAATTGTGGAAGGTCAACGCAGCTCGGGTGGACGCACAGTTATTGCTGATTCAAATTTATTTTTGTACAGGAATACAAACAATCCTGGCTATTGGTTGCGCTACAGTTATGATGGTGTATTTCCCAACACCGGCGAATACTGCGATCAGACTCCGGATCCAATTCGGTGGCAAACAATACAAGCTCAAACAGGAGTGCAATTACGACCCTGGAGAGTCAACGGCAATCATGTTTTATTGTGTTTGCAACGTGACGGTGGGTGGAGCATGGCAGGATGGGATGTGATAGACTGGGCTATCAAGACCATTACGGAAATAAGAAAATATTCAGATCGTCCTATTAGAATCCGTTCACACCCAGGAGACAAAAGAGCCATAAAATACTGCGAACGTCTGATAAAACTTTGCACTGGTCGCAGATTAACAAATATACAACTAAGCAAAGGCGGTAGCACACTGACTGAAGATTTTGTTGATTGCTGGGCTGTGATCAACCACAACTCTAGTCCTGCTGTGGCTGCTGCCATTGAAGGCATACCTGTATTTGTCACTGACCCAGATCGCAGTCAGGCTCGTGACATAGCAGGTGCAGGTTTTCACAGAATTGAAAAACCACATACTCCTGATCGTGAATCATGGATACAGAGAATTGCACAATTTCACTGGAGTCACGAAGAATTGAGATCCGGCGCATGCTGGGAACACATGAAAAAATGGGCAATTAGATGATCGAAATTATTACCAGCATGAATCAGCGTTACCATGACCTGATTGGCAAAGACTGTGTGGACAGTTTTCTAAAATACTGGCCAAGTTCGTTTGGCCTTACTGTGTATGTGGAGCACATGGTGCTGCCTGTTGATGAAAGAATCAAAATTATTGATTTTGATGATCTTGATCCTGACTACACTGTGTTTCAAACAGATCCAGACTGCAATCAAAGTGAAAAGAAGTTTGCCAAAAAAGCCTATGCTATCATGCATGCCATGCATCACAGCAAGGCAGATTGGATTGTGTGGCTGGATGCTGATGTGATATCAGTCGCTGACATGCCTGAACAGTTATGGACAGCATTGTTGGATGAACAACATCTGAGTTTGTACATGGGCGTAAATTACACCAGCGACAAAAGCGGTAAAAAAGGAGCATGGTTGGTTCCTGAAACCGGAGTGTTTGCGGTGAATACCAGACATCCTGATTTTGCAACGCTGCGAGATGAATATTGCCGTCGATATCGTGAACGCGATCGCAGTGGTCTTCGTAGATTCTATGACAACGATGTACTGGGTGTGGCTATTCAGGCGGTGCCCAATGCCACACACAGAGACCTTTGTGCAGGCTTTCTCAAGCCCTACAAAACTCCGCTGCCGCATACTGTGCTGGGCAAGTATCTAATACACTTCAAGGCCAAGCACTCAAAAGCAGAATATGGTCAAGAGCCTGTGGACGAAGACCAGTAACTTTCTGTTCGGGGTCTCACAAGATCCTTGTCATTGCTACGCCCAGTATCTTTGCGCTTGCCTTTGAGATGGTCTAGGTATGCACCCCAGGCTGTGTTGATTAGTGGATGCCCTTCACCTCGGATTAGGCCAGCACTCCAGTTGAGTTGACGCCATTGAGGGTTGGCTGCCTGCACTTCTTTACGAGTTTCATCAAACACCCAACAATCATTCCATTCAGCCATGGTCATGAGACGACCGGAATCATAGGCCAACTGAAACTCTTGCAGCCATGCCCGAGTCACAGGATCCTGAAGATTCATGCCATACAAGCCGCATTCAGTAAATTTCTTTTCTCGGCCTAAAAATGCCAGTCCCACATCTATAGGCATTTGACTATCAATAAATGCTGTGGTAATAGGTGTGTGGCACACCATGTCAGCATCCATCCAGAACAACACATCGGCTGCACAGTTGGCGGCACAATGGCTAACAGAATATGCCTTGTGACTGAACCGAATAGCATCCCAGCGAAACCCAATGCCAGGTGCTTTGCCTTTGCGATCCACAGGCCCTGTGGCAACTTGCCCACGTGCTCTAGGATCCGATCCCCAGCGTTGCTTGAATGCCACAATTTCTGGACTTGCGGCATGTAGATCTCTCACATGCAAATTGGATGCTGATTGTGTGATCACACAATCTTCTGTGTAAACATATAGGTCAACTTCTTGAGGCCAATTTTGTAAAAATGTATCGATCATGCGGCTGGCATATCGATCGTAGCCAGATTGATTGAATGTTGTTAGTACTGCGTATTTCATGTGGTTTGGTAAATTTTGTTTTGTTTATTGTTCCAGTACTGATGATCGGCAATTTGTTGTTTTATAACAGCAGTATCTATCTCATCAAGTGTTTGCTTTCTGGGAACAGTTAGGTCTATACTGACCTGGTCGGGCTGGAACCAAAATGCATTTACTGCTCTGGTATCAAATGTAAAAAATTCATAGCCATACTGTGACCACAGGTCTTTGTACTTTGACAATGAACAGCCATAATGAAATTTTCTATTGTATGTGACTTTTTTTACTGGGTTTTCGACATAAGGAAAACTAGCCCAGTCATTGCCAAAGTGCTTGTTGATTTCACAACACACTGTGGCAGGGCGAAATCCTGATTCCAATAAGGTTGATGCTACTTCATAATCAAAGCTGTCAATGTCTAGACTAAAAAAGTCTGGTTGCCAATATTGTTCGGGTATGTATTGTGCAACATCACCTGGTGAAATCATTCGCTGTATTTTGATCAACTGATCTGGCCATCTTTTAGTCACCGATGGATCCCAATCCCAACCATCTATGCCAACTCCTGAATATCCTTGATGCAGCAAGTCTAAGGTCATATTTTGTGTTCCGTCGCCAAACCCAATCTCCACAAAAGTTTGTTTGGGATCAGCCATTCCTGCCAGCATGTACTCAATGATTCCAGTCTCGTCATTTTGACTAAAACCTTGTCGTTCATACGGTAAATGCTTCATGATGGTATCCATATTGTGTTGCTCTTGCTTTTGACCGGGGCTGCTTCGTATGGTCCACACAAGTCGTTTAACCATTGCTTGTGATATTCTTGTTGTCCGTTGTCTTCTATCAGCAACCAGGGTCTATTGCGTTGTATGGTAGCGCGACTTCCTTCCAATACTGCATTTTCAAAGCCTTCAACATCTATCTTGATCCAGTCAACTGATTCAAAATTGAATCGATCCAGAGTGGTTAGTTCTCCGGTGTGTTTTTCAAACTCAGGGTTAGCAACAAATTCTTCAACTTGTTTGGTATGCCCGCATTTAAGAGTTTGCAATTCAAATGTGACTGTTTGATCTTTGTCGCTGAGCCCTAGGTTATGCAATTCGACATTGAGATAACTTTCTAGATTTTTTTGCAAGACTTCAAAGTTTTTGAGTACTGGTTCAAAGCATACCACACGTTCAAACTGTTCAGCACTGGGCCTGGCAAAGATACCAATGTTGGCACCAATGTCAATCATGGTGCGCTTGCGTGGAATATTTTGGAATATATAGTAACGATACCGTTGTTGATAGTGTATATCTACATGTTCAGACAAGCGTTCGCTAAAGAATCCATTGGGGGGTTCGGGACTGTGCCAGAGAGAATTTATTTTATACATGGTGTTTGTTCAATAACTATTTAATACCATATCATGAACATCAGTATATTTAATCGCTTTGGAGCCCTTAATTCTGGGCCTGTGTTTGCAGCATTCCGCGATGGCTGCAAACGTCATTGTATTCGTGTGTCTGAACACGACTCAAATGCTGACGTTGCAGTAATCTGGAGCCACTTGTGGTCTGGACGAATGCTGGCAAATCAAGCTGTATGGCAGGAGTTTTCTTCGTCGGGACGTCCGGTGATAATAATGGAAATTGGACAGTTGAATCGAGGCGTGACCTGGAAGATGGGCGTGAATGGTGTAAATGCATCTGGATGGTTTGGCGAAGGGCACGAAAACAACCGTGCAGCCAAGTTGTCTGTGAGATCACAGCCTTGGCACCAGGGCGATCATGTTCTTGTGGCCATGCAGCGAGACGACAGTCAGCAATGGGCAGGATTGCCGCCCAGTGAGCAATGGCTGGATCAAACTATTGCCGGTCTAAGAGCACACACTGATAGACCAATAATCATACGTCCGCATCCAAGACAAAAAATTCGACCCAGACCAGGCACCAGAATACAGCAACCTGTCAAGTTGCATGGCACCTACGATGAGTTCAATTTTAGGACCATGTTACCCGCTGCCTGGGCAGTGATCAATGAAAATTCGGGTCCCGGTAGTCAAGCCATCATAGATGGCATTCCTGCATTTGTTGGCGCACACAGCATGGCATTGCCAGTGGCCAACACAGATTTTGCAAACATAGAAAAGCCACGCATGCCTGAACGAGCACAGTGGCTTGAGGATCTATGTCACACAGAGTGGACCCTGGGTGAAATAGCATCGGGCGGACCGATTGGAAGATTACTTTCCAGGCTGAAGCCTAGCTAGATCAGCATCAACCATGTCACAAATCATGGTTGCAAAATTGGTACGTGGTTTCCATCCTAGTTCTACTGCTGCTCGACTACTGTCACCCAGCAGGCTATAAAGTTCAGCAGGACGTTTGAATCTAGGATCACTTTTTACTAGATGAGTCCAGTCAGTTATTCCCACATGTTCAAACGCCACACCACACAACTCACCAATACTGTGTTGTTCACCTGTGGCAATTACATAATCTCTGGCTTCAGGTTGTTGTAGCATGAGCCACATGGCTTCCACAAAGTCTCCGGCAAATCCCCAATCACGTTTACTGTCAAGATTGCCCAGAGTGACCGAATCTGCTAGGCCCAGTTTGATTCTGGCCACTGCATCAGTAACTTTGCGTGTGACAAATTCACGACCTCTAAGAGGGCTTTCGTGATTGAACAATATGCCAGAGCAGGTATACAGGCTGTAGCTTTCACGGAAGTTTATGGTCATCCAGTGACTATACAACTTGCTCACGCCATACGGTGATCTTGGACGGAACGGAGTAAGTTCACCTTGGGAGCCTGCTTCTGTGGCATTGCCAAACATCTCACTAGTACTTGCTTGATAGAAGCGTGTGTTGGGGCTGTGGCTGCGGATAGCGTTGAGCAAGTTCAGCACACCTATGGAGTTTACTTCTGTGGTAAGTTTGTTGAGATCCCACGAAGCACCAACAAAACTTTGTGCAGCCAAGTTGTACACTTCATTGGGTTTGAGCGTTTGCATGAGATGATTCATGTTGTTTTCATCGGTAATATCACCGGTGATCAACTCGATGTCATTCTCAATGCCCAACCACTTGATGTTGTCTAAATTGGGATTAGAGTATCGCTTTACAAGGCCATACACATGATAGCCTTTTTCAACTAGTAGTCTAGCGAGATATGGACCGTCTTGGCCGGTCATGCCTGTTACAAATGCTGTGCGTTTCATACTTGTATTTAAACGCTGATTAGATCAGGTCTAGTTTTTCCCACGGCAAATAGTCTTTGCCAAAGTGTCCATAATTGGTAGTTGATCTATAAATTGGACGAAACAAATCAAATCTCTTGATAATTCCTGCAGGGGTCAAGTCCACATTGTCTTGTATCCAGTTAGTGATTGCTTGACTGTTGCCATCACTTTGTACATAGAAGCTCATGGGTTGCACCACTCCAATTGCATAACTGATCTGACACGTGGCACGGGTGGCCTGACCGCTGGCCACAATATTCTTGGCAAGATAACGCATCATGTAGGCTGCACTGCGATCTACCTTGGTAGGGTCTTTGCCACTAAAAGCGCCGCCGCCGTGTGGGCAAGATCCGCCATAGGTGTCTACAATAATTTTGCGTCCAGTTAACCCAGTATCTCCGTCGGGTCCGCCAATGACAAAACGTCCTGTGGGATTGATATAGAACTCTGTGGAATTATCAATGTATTTTGTGGGCAGTATACTAAGAATAATATTTTTTACTGTCAGCCGAACATGATCAATATCCACCAAATCACTGTGTTGAGTACTGCACACAATCTTGGCTATACGCACAGGTGTGCCATCATCATGATATTCAAATGTGACTTGTGATTTAGCGTCAGGTCCTAACCAATCAATCACCTGGGTTTTACGAACTTCTGTTAGTTGTTCAACAATGCGATGGCTCCAATAAATTGCTGCTGGCATAAAATTTGCAGTTTCATTACAGGCATACCCAAACATCAGACCCTGATCTCCGGCACCAAACGAATCTGTGCCAAGTGCAATGTCGGCACTTTGTCCATGCAGCAGATTTGTGATTTCTACTGTGCGCCAATCAAATCCTGATTGTTCATACCCAATTTCTTTAATAACATCTCGCACAGCAATATCAACATCTTCAGACTGTAATACACCTTTGTATTCTCCAGCAATCACCACACGATTGGTAGTTACCAACGTTTCGCATGCACATCTTAGTGCAGAATCCTGTTTGGCCATCACAAGATCTAGTACTGTATCGCTAATTGCATCTGCAATTTTATCTGGGTGCCCTTCTGACACCGATTCACTTGTAAACAAATAACTCATTAATTTCCTTAAACTTGAATATCTTCCATACCGGCTGCTCGTAGTCTAACAATGTGGCCCAGCATGAAGTTCTTGCTTTCCAGTGCTTTCATGATACCCAGCCAACGATTTCGCAGCAAAGCCACTTCATTGATAATGGTTTCAAAGTCAATCACTTCATCTTCGCCGTCCACATACTTTTCAGCATCTCTACTACTGAGAGCACGATTGTAACCTTCTAGATACTTTTGAAAGTGCTTGCGACGAATCTTGCGCAACTGAATATTCAGCAGATTCAACACAGCTTCCACTTCCTGAAGCTGATAGAATCTCTGTTCAGTTATGCCAGGAAGTAGCTTGATGTTGTTCTCAACAATGCCGCCAATTTTGCAATCTCGTTTGGCATCCGTGAGTTCACGATCATAGTGTGCCATGAAGTCTGGGATCTTGCCCAGATCCGCTGCCACTTGACTATACCACATTAGTTTTCCCAGTCGTCATCTTCTGTGGTGTCGCTATCTTCTTCAGGGTCTTCATCTTCGGGATCCACATAGTCTTTGTCGTTGTCAAGATAAGCAGTGAGCGCACGTTTGATATCCACATCGTTCTTGAAGGCAGCACGGATATCATCCACATCTGAATCATTGTCAATCAAGATTGCAACCACAGCTTCTGCTGCTTCGTCACGATCCACAGTGTTGACATAACGTTTAAGTTCTCCCCAGATTTCGCTTGCTACTGTTTCGCTCATGCTTCGTCTCCTTCTTCTGCTGTAACGACCTCATCTTTGATCTTGGCAAAATCTGCCATGACCTTGTCAAGACAACCATCTTCGTTGGCTTCCCAGGCTTTGCGGAAATACTTGATAATTTCGCCGGTGTCCTGTATAGTGAATGCCAGTCTATTGCCATCCTTTTTAAGAATACCTTTTTTCTCAGCCAGGTCAGTCAGGCCCGAGTATGGACTCATACCCGTTGTGTACGGAATCTTGACCTGCACACCTTCAAAAGGTTTTGAATAGCGTGTTTTCATGATCTTGCATGACGCACGGATACCGTTGACTTCGGATACCTTGTTGCCATCTTCATCTTCTTTGAGCTTGAGTTTCTTCATGGCAACCACGATACTGCTAGCATAGATGAATCCTTGACCACCTGAGATCTTGTCATCTGGGTCAAACATGTCTTGACTTGCGTAGGTGTGATTGGTACAAACCAGGCCAACATTGTAACTACCAAACATGTTGACACAGTTACGAACCAGGGCTGTGAGTGCTTTGGGTTTGCGACCAAGGTCACCTTTCATTTCGCCTGCTTCGAACTGGTTAACGTCTGTGGGTGTCAACAGCATGCCCAGGCTGTCAATCACAAACATGACCTTGGGACGTTCGCCTTCAGCTAGGGCCTTGTAGTCCTGCATGAATGTTGAGATTGTTTTGGCCACATCATCGATCATGCTCATGCTTAGTTTCAGCAGTTTGTCCTGGCTGGTGTCCACACCCAGTGCCTTGAGCCATGCTTCGTCTAGTGCGTTTTCGCTGTCGACCAAGACCACATAGATGCCTTGCTCTTGTGCGTTCTTGATAATGTTGCCGGAACAGATGTAACTCTTGCCTGCGCCCGACTCTCCGGCAAACACTGTGACCTTGCCCAGTGGAATGCCTTTGTTGAAGTCTCCTGAGATTAAATAGTTCAAGGCAAAGTTGCCTGTGCTGATCCAATCTGTGGGATCATTGAAGCCAATGCTGAGTCCTTCAATGCTTTTTGTGATTTCCTTGCGGAACTTGCTTACGTCGAATGCTTTTGCCATGATGGTTATCCTTTATGTAATTCTATACGGAAATTATTTCCCGCGTTGGTGTTTCTAAACACTATAATACGATACTTTGTTAAGTTTGTCAGCAAGTCTGGGATATTTCCTAATGGAATATCTTCTCCACTTGGTTCACGATTGTGCTGTTTGCACCAGTCAATATATTCATTGCTATAACCTCTTGTTTGAGGATGAGCTAAACTCAATCCAACAAACCCTAACAATTCATTAAATGTATTCTCGTCGGCATGTTTGAGGTCAAAATCATAATTTACAAATTTATTGTATTGTGTTCTGCCTAGATGATGAAAGGGCAAGTATAAGTTACAAATATCATTGTTGATTAGATTTTTTGGAAATGGATTATTAAATTCAACCCAGCTGTCAGAACATTTAAACAGAACCTTTGTAAAACTGCTTTCTAGGGCATGTATACACGGGACATTGATTCTATTAAATGTTTTATGCTCGCCAATCTTGGTAACAACGTCACCGAACGCCGGAAATCTTTCCTCGTCGGGATACATGTTGTGAATTTGTTCTGGAAGTCCTGTAGATTTAGATTCTTTTCGTTTTTGGTCAATATCATATCTACAACTTTGCATATTTACCCACGCTGCATGAAGATAATTTAAATTATCTTGATCTAGATAATCCATGTAGTCAAATGTTTTGAACGATTGATCGAACAACTCGGTCATCCATACATTAGATTCAATCAAATTCCGATGTAATTCACTAATGTTGTCGTTTATTCTAGCAGCATAATTAGAATTATAAGCGTAAAAATTATTTAAGTTGCCTTGCAACAACTTGTCAACATAATATTCAACTACGTCAGGATTTAGTGCAACAAACGGTATAGTGTCGCCGGAGTTGTCAAATACTAAAGAAAATTTCATAATAGATAAAAAAGCAAGCACCTTTCAGTGCTTGCACTTTTTGATTACTTCTGCTGACGACTACGAATCATGGCCAAAATGTCTTCGGCTTTCTGTGCTGGTTTTGGGGCAGCAACAGGTTCAGCAGCAAAAGATTTTTCTGCCGTAGCAACATCGTCGTCAAAGTCTGCAACAGATGCAGGTGCTGAACGTGCTGCAGGTGCAGGAGCATCTTCAGCGGCTGCACTGCCAGCAGGTGCGTTGACACCAGCAGGACGGAAGTACTGACCCCAACGCTCTGTATCGTAAGGCTGTCCATCTACTGACGCTTCAAACATTTCCTTGATTACCTTGAGCTCAACTGCTCCGGGCTTCTTGGGCAAGAATGTGCTGAGATCATACAGGCCATGTGTGGCCACAGCAGCCTGTTCGGCTTCGGTCAAGGCTGATTCTT